TTAAGTTCGGCAGCAGTTGACGTAACTCCGTCAAGTATGTTTAGTTCGGCTGCTGTTGATGTAACTGCTGTACCATTTATAGATAAAGCATCTGTTTCAAGTGTACCGTCTACATCTACATCACCACTTACATCTAAAGAACCTGCATCAAGTTCTCCAGTTAGTGTAATGTTTCTAGCTCCTGTAAAATCTTTATTACTATCTACTACAATAGCTTTAGAAGCTGCTACCGTTCCTGCTGTAACTCCATCAATTGTTTCTAGTTCTGCTTCACTTATATCTGCTGAACCTATAACAAAACTTGTACCTGTAATAGTTGTACCAGTTATAGCTGCTGCACTTGAACCACCAATAATAGCACCATCAACTGTACCACCATTTATGTCTGCTGTATCAGCTACTAAACTATCGATGTTGGCTGTTCCATCGATAAATAAATTTCTCCACTCTTGTGAAGAACTTCCTAAGTCATATGTATCATCATCATCAGGAATTATACTTGAATCTACATCAGCACCAAATACAACATTGTCTGAAGCAGCATCACCAAGAGTAAGTGTACCACCATTAAAAGTTGTTGTTCCTGTTACGGTTAAGTTACCTCCAACATCAACATTACCTGTTGTAGTTACAGAAGTAAATGCACCTGTAGAAGCTGAGTTAGCTCCAATAGTTGCACCATCTACAGTTCCACCATTAATATCTGCAGTATCTGCTACTAAAGCATCAGTTGTTACTGTACCATCAAAGTATGCATCTTTAAATTCTAATGAGCTTGTACCTAAATCTATATCATTATCTGTTACTGGTAAGATAGCTCCATCTTGTATTCTAATTTGTTCTACTGCTGCTGACGATACTTCAACAAATACTCCCCACCTATTGTTTGTACTGTCTACGACAATCTTGTTTAAAAAGTCTAAGTCACCGATAGTATGAATGTTACCACCTTGTCCTGCAGTACCATCGTGTCTGTGCCCTGTAGAACTTGCACTACTTGAACTATATGCAAATGCGTTGACTAACTGATTATATTCGTTATTAAATAATGCAGCAGTTATAGTATCTCCATCTGCAAACGAACTCTGTCGTGTATATGTTTGTGCCATTTATTATCTCCTGCCTGAAGGTATATAATCTACATAAAAACCATTTATCGTGTATGGTGGTTTTGTATCATCACTTATAATGGTAAAATTATTACTTGTTCCACTCCCTTGTAATGGAATTCTTATTAAAGGGTTATCACCACCACCAAATACGTTTGTATTAAATAAAGCATCTCCAAACTTAGATGGAGGATTTATAACTCCTAAGTCAAATAAATCTGGGGGTTGTGGTATGTCTGTATTTCCGTAATCAAATCTAACTTGGACATCAGGCTCTGTAATACCTTCTGAGCTTGCTGATACTCTTACGTAATGTAAAGTTTTTAAAGTTCCTAAATCTCCGTAATCATAGTTTGGTGTTTCGTAACGAGCTAATATGTTTGTACCATCAAAACTATTTCCTGTATCATGTTGATATACGTATCCTTCAGTATCTCCATGATAATATTGTTCTACATTGTTACTATCAAATCCTGAACCAATTGCAGTAACTTCTAAACTTCTTGTTTCAGACCATTGAAATCCATCAGGTCTTAATGTTCCTATTATTCCTTTTTGTTGTGTTTGTTCTAAACTTGAATCTGCATAAAACAATCTATACTGAGATTTATCTCGTAATACAACACTACTTATTATATAGCTATTTATGCTTTCTGTCAAGTCTGTGACAAGCGGTTGTATAGCTTTACTAACTGTACCTAGCTCAACGTCACCAATTCTTGCTGTACCTGCAACTGTTCTTAAACCATCTGGTGCTAAGAATATTAAGTCACCACCAATCTCTTGAATACTATATCCGCTTAGACAACCTACGTTCTTTGTAACTGGTACAATTGAAATATTACTTGAATCATTTATATTTATAAGTTTAAATATACTATTTGTACAAAATATAAATAACTCATTACGGAAACCTTTAACACCTTCTATTTGGTCTTCTAAAACTATATTACCAGAACCTGTACTTGTAAAGTCTGTAGGGTCTAATGTACCACTATAATAGATTGTATTTAAGTTATCTTCAACTCCTGCAACAATTAAATGTTTATCGTGAGTTGTTACATACTTAGCATGTTTTGTTCCTGTTACAGTTATTTCTTCTGCAAAAAAAGTTCTGCTAGCTAAAGCACCAGTACCTTCCATTCTAAATGCATAAGGTTTATTTGCTCCGTCTGTTATAATTACTGTACCATAATCAAACGTAGCTCCATCAAACAATGCAAATTGGCATTGTCCTTGTCCAGTTCTAGTTAGTGTACTTCTTCCTGTAAAGGTTGAATAGTTATCTCCGCTTGCATCTACAGAGCTTCTCCCTATGTTTACCCAAGTTGCTCCATCATTACTAAAAAAGATTCCCGTGCCTGCTGTAACAATTACTCCATCAGCATATGGAAACGTGCCTAGTATATTTGTAGCACTACCTGTAGGTCTTGTTGCATTAGTTGTACCAAACTTCTGATAACCATTAATACGTCTATATCCACCCTCTGTAGATACTTCAAAGTTTCTTAAATCTTTTGCAACTCCGGGGGTTTTAAGTAAGTCAATAACATTTGAAGACTTGACTAATCCTCCATTAACTGCGACTGTATACGGTTGCGATGCAGGCATGTTTAGAAATATCTCCTGTCATCTCCAACATATTTTGGAGCAGGATTAATTAAGTTAGACTTCATTTGCTTCATGCCTTTTTTATAATCATCCATAGCAAATGCAGCTTGTTGTGGGCTTTCTTTAAATTGCCATACATAGTAACGAGCTTTAGCAGTTATTACATTAGCATACTGGTCAGGTAATACTATTTCATCACTATAAGCTGATAAAGCTGTAGGTGCATTATAAGCATAGAAATGCACATTATAAACTTTATCGGGTATAGGACTTAATCCAAACTTACGATGATCTGGACTACGAATTACATATTTAGGTTCACCATAATTTTGAGTATCTGCATCATCATCATTTTCTGCATCTCTTAAATATCTTGTCCAATCGTCTAATGTAATAAATGTTAAACCTCTAGAAGTATAAGGAGATGTTTCTCCACTTACACCAATAGTTGTTAAATAAAAATCATCCCAATCTATAGAAGCATAATCAGTTGTAATACTAGAGCTACCTGATTTTAGTGTGTACCATCTAGTACCTGCTGTAGTTTCTACAGTAACATTACCATAGAAAGGGTCTGTACCTCCACTAGCTGCAACTGCAAAAAATGGAAGTTGAGGTTCTTCGTTTGCAATATCATTTAAAGATTTGTTAATAGAATTTTTAACAAAGTTTTGAATTCCTTTCGCACTAGCAAAAGTTGCAGAGGTTAGTTCAATCTCGTTAAGTTCTCTAAGAACATCGTTTGTTAGTGTTAGGAATGTTGTTGCCATTATTTTTTATGTTTCTTTTGAATCGCAAAGTTAGCTGTAAGGCTTGCACCTTTATGTTTAACAAACTTACCAGTGTGCTTCATTAATTTATATTCTTTACCATCTTTCATCCAATGGTATCCTTTAGGAGCTTTAACTTTCATATTAACAAGGTTTGGCTTTTTTCATTGCTTCTCCACCATGTCCGTATTTCATACGTCCACCATGTCCTTTCTGTTTACGAGCCATTCCGTAACCCCCACCCATCATTTTTTTTCTTTTTTCGTATGCCATTTTTATCTCCAAAGTTCAAAGGTGTAAGGGGGAAGCGAACACATGATTCCTCCCCCGCTTACGAATTGCTTAGTCTACTACGTAGAAAGCAGATACTAGAGCTTCAGGTCTTAGTACTTCCGCACCATAAACGTGAAGACCTCTAACTATATCACCAAATGAATCTGGGTCACGAATGACTTCAGTTGATGTTATAGCTTGAGCAGTAGCTGTAGACGATATGTGTCCGGCTAATACTTTACCAGTAGCGTTAGACGTACTAGCAACATTATTAGATTTGTACATATCAAATCCACGTAACTTACCACTTGATACTAAACCATTTCTCAATGATCCTTGACCTGCGTTGAAGTCAACAGATAGAAGTTTAGAGTCAGCCTGTGAAAGTTCCTCGTAGAACGAAGGTGGTGCTAAGAACCATCTTCCTTCTTCAGGAATACTTTGGTCGTCTAAAAGTCTAGCCATTCTAGCCATAAGGTCTAGAGGATCAACACCAGTTCCGTCAGAACCTAAAAGGTCTACTGAGTTTGTGGCGTGAGACAAAGTTGCATCAGCAGTCGCACTGTCTGAACCGATGATGTGATCAGGTGAGCTTGAAGATACACCTGCAAACATTTCAGCGATAACGCCTTCATCAAAAGCATCTCTCAATGCATAAGCAGCAGATGAACTGGCTACTTCTTTGAAGTTCACGTGAGACATTGAAGTTTCAATATCATCAACGATGAATTTAAAAGCGTTTGCTACGTCAACGACCATAGTTAATTCTTGGTCAGTTAACTTAGTTTGTGTTACATCAGCACCTCTTTCATATTGATAGACGGTGATTGTAGGTTCTTTAATGATTCTTACAGTATCTCCAAAAGCGGATATTTCTCCTGAGTAATCAGTGTTAGTGATTGCTTCTGCTACCGAAGCTTTTCTGAAAAAGTTTAAAACCTTTTTAGAATAGACTTTCGGTAAGAAGAAGGAGTTATTTTGACCACTTACGGAATTACCAAAGTTACCATTAGTATCAGTTGATTGCTCAAATAAAGCATCAGATTGATTATATGCCATAATTATTCTCCTTGAATATTATTAACTTTGTTATTATATAACCCTGCCTTCTTCTACAGCTTTATCGATTTCTTTTTCAAGTCTATCGTATTCAGCCATAGGTAGGGCAGCGATTTCCTGTTGTGTCCAAATCTTCGGTTGTTTCTCATCTACTGTAGTTGTCTTTGTAGACACCATATCAGCAGCAGAACTTCTTTCCGATTTGTTTTGGCTTGGTTTTACAGGAACTATACCGTTTTCCATTTTAAAAAGATCGATGGCTTTGCTTGCAAGAGATGCATTATTAGGATTATTATAAATCCAATCTTTTATCTCTTCGGGTTGAGACTCTGCCCAAGCATGAAACTGATCACTATTACGAAGGTCTTCAAAGTCTGGATGTTTTGTAATCAAGTCTTTTTCAGCTTCTCGTTTTAGTATTTCTGATTCACGCTCTTGTAAAGCATCTAGACGTTGTTGCAATGAAGCAACTTTATCTTCACTTTGCAAGTGAGCTACAGTTTCTACCACTTCATAAACATCAGGATACTCAGCTTTAAATTGTTCTAATTCTTCAGCAGACTTAGGAGCTTGATACTCCGGTCTATTTGCTGTAGCTTCAGCTATCAATTCTTGTTCTCTTTGTTTAAACTCAGAGAGCCTTGTATCATAATGCTTTTTCAAGTCATCATATCTTTTTTTGTAATTTGGTCTACTATAAGCTTTATCTTCTTCAACAGTCTCAGCTTGTACTGGTTCTGGTTCTGAAGGAGCTTGTGGTTTCTCAAAAAACAATCCTTCCGCAGTTTCTCCATGTTTTGGCATTACATCCTCTGTATGCCAATCTTTCTTTTGATTATACGGGTTAGGAGTTGGTTCTACAGATTCTTCCTGTATATTTTCAACTTCTGCCATTTCTTTCTCCTTTTAGGGCTTGTGCTTACCTCAAGGTAGCCTATTCTAAAAACGTCTTTTTTAATTAGGGGCTTGATCTAACAAGGTAGCTAAAGGTTATAAATTCGATAGGGGTTACTGACGTAAGTAGCCTATCATTGTTTTAGCTTCTAACGTGTTTTTGATAAGGGTCGAGCATCATATTTTCTTTGACTGCTTTCCTAACAGGGTCTTCATCTTGCACTCGCATTTGTGAAGCACTGTCAAGTGTAGTCTTAGTCACATTAATGTTTTGTTGTACTGGCTCTTGTGCAGATGCCATTACTTCTTTCTCTTCTCTTATCGGTCCACCGTTATAAGCCATTTGTCTTTCATCTGCAGCAGCTTCTGCGTCTTTCATCATAGACATTAAATTGTCTGCTCCGATTTCTTCAGTTGCTTTTGCAGTTATGACAAATTCCCCATCCGATAGCCTTGCAGGTATCGAATCGGACCTACCAGTTCCCGGACCTTCTACAGTTCCAGAACCAGTAAATTCTGTTGCACTCTCGACTACTTGATCAAATATCATACTAAGTCTATCATCTCTTTCGAGAGCATCTATTAAATAATTTCTATCTTCATTAGACAATGTTTCTTCAACAACATAGTCTACATAATCTTCTTCCATTTCCTCATCAGGAAGCATTGGTTGTTCTTGTTCCATTCCCATCAACATGTCCATTTGTTGATCCATTTCTCCACCTTCATTTCTAATTTGTCTTTTTTCTAATAAAGGATTTGAATTTAAAGCTTGTTCTCTTTTGTTTATTTTATCTTCCGCAACATTATAACCAATAAATTCATTAATTTTATTAGCAATAATACTAGAAGGAATAGCAAATCTTTTTGAATAATCGCTGCTTACTCCTCTTAAATATTTATCTTCTTCTTCAGGAGTAAATAATTTTTTCGTATTTCTATACTTATAAATTTTATTTGCTTCTTCTTGAAGTTTTTTATTTTGCTTAGTTGTAAACTCTGTCATATTTCTTCCTTTCTATTTAGTGCTTCGTCTACACTACTCTCCAACTGCTCTAGGTGTGCCAGAAAATTCAGCTTCCCCTGACTGCGGAACATTTCCAATTCCGATGTTGCCACCGCCAGTACCTGTAACTCCAAGTTCTTGAGGTGGTTGAGGTACTCCAGTAGCACCGCCCATTCCTTCTTGTTCTTGACCATTGGGGCTAGCTTGCGCGCCTGATTCTTGTCCAACATTATTTTGCATTCCTATTATTTGTGCCATGATAGCAGCCTCTTCAGGATCATTGAGTATTTCATCAGGATCAAGATCAAGACTGTAGGCAAGTTCACTAATTAATTTAGACATCTTAACAAATGGTGCAATAGCAGGATTCTGTGCAGTTTGTAAGAAAGTGGTTAGTCTTTGTGACCTCACTTCTTTTTGCATCAAACTATTTGTACCAGTTGCATTAACTTCTAAATCACCTACAACTCCTAGCTTATCTTCTAAGAACTGCATATTCCATTGGAAGTATGCTTCTCCTAAAGGTTTAAGTAAGAAGTCATCTAAGTTCTTAATAACAGTTTTGATATTAAGACTTGCTGCACCTAATAACATAGACATTCCTGATGCAGTTCTTGTCATACTTTGTACTCCTGTTTGACCATGAGAGTAACTAGGTATGCCTGTCTGTTCATCAGCAAGCTGTCTAAACTTGTCAAACATCATCATATTTTCAGTTGATGTGTTTGGAAACTTAACTCCGTGTATTGCCTGTCCGGGCATTCCTGCTTGTCTACGGAATATCTTTCCGGGATACACTTCAAAACTTTGTCCACCTACTAAAGCAGATTCGTCAATGTCAAAAACTAATGAGCCAGATAATGCTAAGTTATCTATTGCCATTCTCGCATGACCATTCATAATCTGTTGTGAGTCATGCATATTTTCTGCTACACCAACACCAAAGAAACTATACGGGTTTTTTTCGTATGGGAAAGCATGATATGGTAATCTATATGGTGTAAATGGATTAACTACTGTTCTTAGTATCTTACCACCACTTGTCCATACATTTACTTGAAGTTCATCAAGATCATCTATTTCATCAGCTAGTTCAACACCTACATCACGTAAGTAAGCTGCATCCATAACTCCCCAATATTCTAGTACTTCATACTGTGGTAATGCATATTCATCTACATCTTCATCTCTAATCTGATCTTCGTAACTACGCTTTTCATAGTCACCACCCATCATTAAACATTCACGAATAGCATCTTTGTCAAAGTAAGGCATTTTACTTAATGCTCTAAATTGACTCCTGTTTAGTCTATGCCTATGAATTATGTATTCACATTCCTCTATTGTTGTAGCCGATGGGTCTGGAAAGAAATCCCACAGACTTACAAATTCTATTCTTGGTACTCTAACCTCTACAGGATTATATGTTCTAATACCTTCATCATCTTCATCCCACTTATGTAAAGTTTTATTAAAGTTAAATGGTCCTTTAATAATTCCTGTTCCTAACATAGCTGCTTCAAACAAAGCACTACGTAATTCAGAAGCACCATTTGATTCTTCTATTTGATCATGGATTAATTTTTCCATTCGTCTTGCAGCTTTTTGTGCAGGACTAACTTCTAAGTCTTGTGGGTTTGCACTAGGTCCGGGAGTATAGTTACCTTCTTCTTTGGCTAGTTCTTCTAAAAATCTTTCTTGAAACTTACCATCAGAGAAAGTAGCACCGGGTTTTAAAACCTTCCCATCACCTTCATAGCCTACATCATATGGGCTTTCAACTTCATCTGGAGTTGCTTCAGCTTGGCTTGTTTCAATCCCCGGCACTGGATTTTGTGTATCTAAATGAGCTACAGCAACTTCGCCTTCAGGCATCTTTGTTTCTGATACTCCAATAGGAAACTTACCTGTACCGAATATAACGTCAATTAGTTGACCAAATGCTGCAAGTACTTTAGTCTTTGTAACTTTTACAAATACTCTAGACTTTTCAGATTCTCTAAACTTAACTCGTTTTCCGTAAAGCCCTCTAAAGTTTTGATACCCAGTAATCCATCTATCTTCATGAGAACTTCTTGCATCTTCTGCAGCTTGAAATCTATTCTTGATAAGACCTGCTAAGTTTAGCTTTTGATCTTCTTCTAAAGATAATTCTAATCCTTGTTCCCCTTCTACCTCTTCAACATAGATTGCATCAGCATCTAATAGTCCTGTGGGTTGTAAAGGTTTATTATCTTCTTCCATACTTAATATCCAAATGTTTCATCAACTGGTTTGTAGATTGATTCTCTATGATACTGACGAAGATTATCCATTGGATTATTTATTCTAGGTCTACTCATAATCAAATACCGCAGAGCATCATAAGCATGATCCGCAGCATGTGTATCTACATCTTCAGGATTACGTTTATCTAAAGGTATACTTTGTAATTCCTTTATCAAGTTTGGACACGTGTTAAATATTTGTAACTTAGGTCTTCCGCTTGGTTGTACTTTTAAATATTCGTGAATCTGAATTTTACCTTGTATTCTATTTTTATCTGCTCGTCTAAGTTTATGTCCTTGCTTAACGAGCGACTCTCCTACTGTTGGTCCAGTTGTACCAGTTCTTGCCCATGCCGCCGTATCTAATACACCAGAAACAGAAAAAGGGTCTTCCATTTCCATGTCTGTTATTATAGAGCCTAAATCCTCACCTGTCAAGCCTTTTCGATACAATTCACGGTAAATGATGAGTGTTCCATCTGTCCTGTCTACTGCTCCCCATATGCAAGCACTCTCTGAAGCGTATCCATAGTCAATACCTTTTACTCGTTCCCATGTTAAAGGAATTTGAAATGGAGTAACAATATGCATGTCAGGATCAAATTCTACAAAGGCAGCCCCTTCATTGATATCCCAATTACCTTCTAGTAGTTGTTTACGTTGTACAGGAGGTAAAGACATGAGCATAGTTTCATATACTCCATCTTCAGATAAGTAAGGGTTATCAGTTAATCGTGCAGGAATAAACTTTCTTGTTAGTCCATCTCCTCCTATAAAAGATTCATTTGGAGCAAACGCATCTACATATCTTTTCTTTACCCAAGACGCACCAATACCACCGGGGTTAGCAGTACAACGTAGATACGTTTTAATTTCAGGGTCTGTTGTTCTAAGACGTGAGGCTAGATAGTTCCAACCAAATTCTGTAGGTAAGTGTGTTATCTCATCAAAGCCAATCCATGAATATGCTTGTCCTTGATATCTGTATACATCAGCATCCCTTTCTAAGAAACCAAATTCTATTTTAGCTCCACTTGGAAAGTTCCATACCTTTTCAACTTCTCTGAACTTACATCCGGGAAATGCTTGTGGATAAAGTTCACGAGACTTGTCGATAAGTTCTCGAAGTTCTGGCATAGACCTTCTAAGTATTAAGGCTCTGTGTGCTTTGCGATGTGCATACCTTAATGGATCAACTAACATAGCGTATGATTTACCACCACCTGCAGCACCGCCATACAATACATCTTTTTCGTCTGCAGCTAAAAACTCTGTTTGCGGTCCTTCATTAGGATGAAAGACAACATTACTTCCTGCATCTATCTCATCTTGAACAGCTTTAGGAAGAACATTTAATTCTTCTGGGGTTACTATCTTCCCCGATTTTGACGACTTTGACGGTTTATCTTCGAGTTTACCGAGGACATCAGTCGTCTGTCTAAGAGCTTTTCTCTTTGACTCAAGTTGCTTTTCAATCTTTTTAATTGCTTTTTGTTTCTTGGAGACTGCTCTCCTAGCTGCCTGTTTTGCTTTTTGCCCATGTGAATAAAAATATTTTGATTTACTTCCTTTAGGTCTACCTCCTTTCTTACGAGGTGTACCATCACTCTTTAGTATAAAGCTCCCTTCAGAATCTGTCAAGTAAAGATGCGGGTTCTGTTCCCAATCTTTCAAGTCGTTGTTGTCGTTTTCCATATTTTTTATCTATGTGTTTCTTTAAACCTGCAGGTGTAATACTGCGATGAGTTTTAAATTCTATCCAGTCACAAGCATCTCTCAAGCTTATAGACTCACCCGCTACTAAATCTTCAGCAACTTCCAATGCTTCTAACTGTTCAGGTACGGGTTTAAAGTAACCATCAATTTCACTTGTTTCGTATCCAAACGGAATAGTAGATGTTTTTCTTTTTATATATCCTTCTTTCATAACTGATTGTGTTGTCTACGTGCTAATTTATTTTCCCAATCTTCAATAGCTTTAGCAATACTTTCTTCTGCAAGAACAGAACAATGTAACTTTATAGGCGGTAACTCTAAAGCCTCTGCAATATCTTTGTCTTTAATTTCTTTAGCTTCTTGTATTGTTTTACCCTTAAGCATATCTACAAATAATGTAGATGATGCTATTGCACTTCCACATCCATATGTTTTAAACTTGACATCTTCTATTGTATTCCCGTCTAGTTTAAGTTGTAGCCTCATAACATCTCCACATGCGGGAGCACCAGTCATACCTGTAGCAACATTAGGATCAGTAGGATCAAATCTACCTACTGCATGTTTCTCAGGTTCGTTGAGTACACTTTCAAATCTATCTACAACTTGTTGAGAATATGCCATTACTTTTTAAATATACGATCCCAATTATCATCAAACTGTTGTTGTGATACTGAAGTCTTTCTAGGTCTAGAACCTTTTCCGACACGACCACCATTCTTCTTATTTGTCATAAGAACTGGTTTCTCATTACTTCCTAACTGTGGCATCTTACCATTTAACTTTATCAGCCCAATATGCTGCTGACATTTTTCCTTTAGCTATATTCTTAGCGTGTCTAGCCTTAAAACTTTTACGTTTTGCTTTCATCTTAGC